CGGCGTTCGTCCTCTCCGCTGCATAGGACGGCGGGCTTACTAGACGCGGCGGAGGGTTCGGCAGTGGGGGCTTTGGCGGCGGTTTCAGTGGAGGCGGAGGTCGTTTCGGCGGCGGCGGTTCTTCCGGTTCGTGGTAGCATTTTCGTTATCGCACTGAGAATTTTATAATGATAGAATTTGATAATGATATTGACATTTTTTCTTGGTTTATATATAGTCTTTCTTGTTATGAGGGCGCTTAGCTCAGCTGGTACGAGCGTTTGGTTTACACCCAAAATGTCGGCGGTTCGATCCCCTCAGCGCCCACAGGTTATTTCTTGCTGTATATAGACCTATTTAACTTATAGCCTTGCTTGATTTTTAACAGGTCAAGTAAAGGTCAAGTCTGGGGGTTATATATGGATTATCATGTCTTTAAAAAGCCGAAAATAAAAAACGGCAAGAAAATCTACAAATGGTATTACTATTACACACAAAACGGTAAACAGATACAAAAAGCGTGTAAAAATTGTAACAACCGTTCTGATGCTGAATCTTACATACGATCATTGCCGCCTTTACAGAATAAAAGTGCCAGTATAACAGTCAAAGATATTGCACAAACGATGTTTTTAACCGGAAGCGACCATGTATCACGGCGATCACAACTAGGATTGTCCGTTTTGTTGGAAACGTTACAAATATCTCGCGGCTATGTTGAACAGATAATTGAAAAATGGGGCACCTACGACATACGAACTTTAAATCCTAAAGAGATTATGCAATACTTGTTTACCGTTAAGCGTTCCGGCAGTTGGAAAAATTCCTATCTATCAGTATTTTCTGAAATCTTTCAAGAAGCGATGTGGTTTGATTGCGCTGTTGTAAAACCTCTTTTCAGGAGTTTTGTACGGCATTCTAAAAAAGCAGATATTCTTACTACAGAAGAACTTAATTTATTGTTTAAAGAAGATAATTTTCCTAATGAGATGATGTATTTGTTCTTTTTGTTGTGCCTTTCGGCTGGAATGCGATTGGGTGAGGTAAGGGCTGTAAGGGTAAAACAGTTTATCTTTGATCAAAAGATACTCATTATTGACGGCTTTTGCAAAAAAGAAGGAGAAAGAACAGTTTATAATAAAGCCGGCTCTGTTGACAAACCTAAGTTGCGAATGGTTTATCTGCCGGATATGACGATAAAAATAATGCAGAAATGGATTGGTGATAATAATTTGTGCGCCGATGATTTTTGTTTTACTCAAAACGGAAGGCCTGTTCGGACGGAATATGCTGAGAAAGTTTTTTATCGTGCATTACAGAAAATAGACTTAATTCCGCATGGTAAAGGAATTAAGCGTCTTGCTCCGGCGGATGGAAGGAAGCTGGTGCCGCATTCTTTACGCTATACCTATGTTTCGCGTATGCGGCGCGTGATGTCGGCGGAAGATTTAAAAAACTATACTGGACATACTTCGACGGCTATGGTAGATTATTATAGTCATCGATCTGTGGAGCTTTTATTAGAAGGGCTGCCTGAGAGTGGCAAGCGGGCTGCAAATACCCTCTTTTCTTAAACTATTCCCTATTTTCCCGTACATTTTATAAAACAACGAAAAAATGCCGTAAAAAATCCGCAAAAGTTTTGCTTTTTTGTGGATTTTT